CTCCACCGAAATCTTCTTCAGCTGTTGAGCCACCGGCCAACATCTCTCCATCTTCGAGCTTCTGGAGATTGTTCAATCCAGCAGCAATACCTTTGGATGAAACATTGAAAGCATAGAAGTTGATTGAAGCGCGGCCATAACAACCTGAATAGAACTCGTCTCTGCTCATGATTGGATTGAGTGAGCGGTCCACAATGCTCGGCTGACGTATCGAGTTTGCATTGATGAAATAGTGGTCTTCAAATGCTGGGTCATCTGGACGCTCTTCATCGCCATCACGCAGAGGCAATTTGAGGTTTGCTGGGATACGGCCATTCTTATCTGCGAGTTTTGCCTTACCTGCTTCTTTTGCAGCTTCTATGGCTTTCTTGATTTTGTCAATAGTAGCCGTATCGCTCTTAGGAATAAGAACGCAGATATTGTACCTAGGAGTATCGCCCTCATTCATAGCTGTGGGCTCGAACACATTTACATAGCAAAATCTTACTTTGCCAGTTATAACCTTGGTTGAATTTACTTGATTACTCATTGTCTTTTAATTTAAGTTGTTATTATTCTTTGAAATCTAGTTGTGCTTGAGCATATCCCATTGCTGGTCTCTTGTCTTCAAGAGGTACAAGAGTAGGTTTGCCTTGAGGTTTTACAACCACATCGGATAGAATTTCTTCAAAGCGCTTTTTGCCTACTAACTTCTCAATAGAAGTAATCGATTTAAGCTTCATATTGAAAATCTCATCTTCTGAAAGTTCAGGGCAACGTGCAAAAATTGCATTAGAAGCTTGGTCTTCGTCAACCCATTTGCGTCGACTAATTCCTTCAACTAATTTAAGCCCCGGCCATTGCTTATTCTCGTTAATCGCTTTAGTTTGTGCATATTCTGTTATTGAATTAGCCCATTCTATAAGCTTAGGCACACGCTTAACTATATCAGCAATCTCATCATCGGTTAACAACTCTGGGTCTGCAAATTCGTGTTGTGCAATTTCGAGTTGTTGCTCATAAAGCTTACGACATTGATTACGCACAGCACAAAATCTGCACCAATCTCCAGCATTAAGTTCTCCTTTACCTTCAAATGCAAGTTCAGCTCTTGGTCTAAGCTCCTCTTCTGCCCATTTACGAAGTTCTTCAACAGATATTTGCCAACTTGATATATTGTTAATGCGAGGCTGTATAATAGTCAATCGCACTTCCGTTATATCATACATTGTATCATATTTCTGCAAAGCTCCAAGTCCATAAAGCATAAGTTGCTTATTCCATTCAGCATATACTGGAACACCTTTTCCGTATTTTAAGTCAACGACCTCCATAAGATTATCATTGATAACAACACAGTCAGCTGTTCCAAAGCTTTCAGGCACATATTCTGTCAAATCGAGTTTCTGCTCAATTTCCATGACAGCTAACGGATTTTCAGTTTTTGCTTCAGCTAATTGTTCTGAGCAATAATCCGTATAGATAGGTACAACTTCAAGCATTTCCTCGCTGAACAAGTCATTTGCCATTATCTCTTCGAGCCTTTGGTCAAAGTCTTGCTCACTAATGCTATTAAGTGTATCTTTTCTCAGGTAAAGCTCTGAGAGCTCATGAGCTAATGTACCTTCTTCTGCATATACTGAAGACTTCTTTTCTCCGTATTCATCTTCAAGCTTAGCAGATGGAGTACAATTCAGCCATCTTCCTGCTCCAGAAGCCGAGAGGAGTGCATGACTCCTCTGGCTATGTTTCTGTGGTTTAGTACTACTTGTCGCTTGAGCCATATTCTTTTATCAATTTTGCCAAATAATGACATTGAATAGCACACTGAGCATAAAGCTTTGGATTTTCTCTGCGAAACTTCTGAGCTGCTTTTTGCAATTTCTTTGTACTTGACATAGTTACAGTGACTCTAAGAAGTTATACATTTCATCATACTTAGCTGGGTCAAGCTTTGTTACGCTTGGAGCTCCAAGTTCATTGAGTTTTTGCTTGATTACGTCGCGATGCTCATTGACCTTTTTTGCAAGCATTCCGCGGACGTCCTCAATGCTCTTAGAGGCAGAAGAAGCAGCCGGAGCAGCAGGTGCTGAAGGAGCAGGCTTGGCAGCGCTCTGAGTCTGGGCAGGTGCTGCAGGCTGGGGAGTAGGTTTTGCAGGAGCTGGCGTAGTAGGAGCAGGTTTAGAAGCCGGAGCAGCAGGTGCTGAAGGAGCAATAGCATTACCAAACAATGAAGTTAAAAACTTCTGCGTATTTTCAGACAGGTTTACGCTAACCTCAACAGAAATTTTAATGGTTTCCATTTTCGTAATTTTTAATGAAGTTATCTAAATAGTTAATAAACTCGTTTACTGTCATATCTGGTACGTTTGAGAGCTTCTGATGAATAAGTTCATTATTCTTATATATAGATACGTACACGCCTTTATAATTCAGTTTTACTTTGTATTCACCTTTAAGCATTGTCAGGCATCCGTCTTCGGATGAACCTTTCCAAGTATTTGCTGAAAATAAGTCAGTTACTAACACGCCAATATGATTGGCCAATCGCTCTAGCTGTATAACATCCAAATTGGCTTCGCCCTTTAACACACGGTCAAATGCCTGTTTCGGATATTTAACAGTAGGAAATAACACTTTCGCTAAATCTTCTGTATTTAGCTTGTAGTGCTCAATTACATTACCTATATTAAATTGTTGTTCCATATTTTGGTGAATTTTATTATCTTATTTTCGATATGCAAATATACAAACTATTCTCGAAAGAAAAAAATTTTCCATTATTTTTTGAGACTTTATTTGTTAAAAATAATTAAACAGCAATTTTAGTGCGGCTTTGAAATTGCTGTAAACAAAGAAACAATAAAAACAATGCCTCTATATATTTCAAACTTAATTTCTTAATTTCCGATTAACATTAAGGTTAATAAGAAATATCGACTTTTAATATGAAAAGATTTAATGAAATTATTGTTTCTTTGTTTACAGCATATATAAGTAATTGATTTTGAGCACTTTAGGTGTAAACAATGACTTGTTTATATTGTTTCTATTGTTTACCGCTTTATGAAGTATTTTGCACACAGCCATATAATTACTAAGGCTATGGCGGTTATCAGGTATTCACCAATATTAATTTTTATCTTTTGCCATTTAGTAAGCCGAGCTTCTACAGGGTATGCAACTTGAATTGTATCAACTTTTTCTCGCCAGAGAGTATCATGCTTTTCTATGTATTTATACAAGTATTTATATTTACTGAGATACACGGTATCGCCTTTGTGCTCTACATAGATTGAATCTCTATGATATATGCTATCAATTTTGGTCTGAGATAAGTAAGTAGTATCTCTTTTCGTTGTTTCCACGGGCACATATTGAATTGACTTACAGCTATATAATATAGTGGCTAAAAATATAAGTGTAATTATTCTCGCTAATTCTCGCATAATCTTTGAGTTTTATTTGTTATTATTCATATTTAATATAAAAACCATTCTCGCACATAAGAAATTATTGCGAGAATGGTTTTTATGTGCTTCAGAGGTCTTTATACTCATACTTAGCATCAAAGCTGGGACATGCCTTAGCCGCAAATTCTCTGTGTCCATGAATAGTAGCATTTGGGTATTTTGCCTTTAAGCTTTTCAGCAATTCGAGTAAAGATTGCTTTTGAGCCTCAGTGCGCGTATCTTTAGGAGTTTTACCGTCTTTAGCAACGCCTCCTACATAGCATATTCCTATAGAATTTGCATTTTGACCTGAGCAGTGGGCTCCAACTACACTTTCATCTCTGCCTTTATGAACAGAGCCATCGAGCTCAATTACATAATGATAACCAATATCTTTCCAATGATTACCATTCACATGCCAATCTCGTATGGTCTCAGTTTTAACATCTCGTCCTTCAGGAGTAGCAGAGCAATGGACTATGATTTTATTTATCTTTCTCATTTAATGCTAGCAATTGGCTTATTTTGTCTAATATCTCATGACCTTGTTCGGCAGTGGTAGCTCGCACAATCTGCTTAACTATATCAGGTACTTCTGCAGCATGAGCTTTTTTACGTTTGCTATTTTCAACCACAGATTTACCCTCAATATATATAACTGCAACAGTACATAGAATTGTCGCAAACGGTACTATATAGAATGATAACAAGCTTCCCAGTATATCAAACATAAGAGCAAAAAGCATTAGCCTTACATAATCGCCTATCTTCGTAACAGTTCTACGAAAACCATGCGACATAAGTGCTTGGCCTAATGCTTTTGCTGTAGTTGTTCCACTCCAGAAGTCCACAATACTACTAACCACCATGAAAAACCAGCAAACTAGGACTATGCCAACTCTAATAGCTATGAAAAGCATGAGGGCATCGATATTCTTGGCTTCAATGAGTTCTAGCATAATCACACAAATTTTTCCCAGTTAATACTTATGGCTTTGCCAATAGCATCAGCAGTCCATCTGCAGAAAATCATTCCCTCATAGCCATCAGGGTCATTTGCTACTTTATAAGCAGCTCTGAGGCATGATGCTTCATCTTTTAGAGGGTCTGGATAGAGGTCTGCATAATACATATTAGCAAGATATGTTGCATCTCCGTGTGTTACATGGCTAGGAATTGTCAAGCCAAGGCTTTCCATAGACTTTTTGACTTGAGAAGTTGTCCATGTGTGCTGTTGGCCATTTGCATTTTCCATCATTTTACTTACATGCTCTGCAAGTGCGTCTGTAAAATGGTAGCCGTGTTTTTTAACATACTCTGAATATCCTTTTGCGGACATAAGAGCATTAGCTGTTTGCTCATAAGGCAAATCAAATTCTACCTTATGCTCACCGTGTGGAGTAGCTATTCTGCTTTCTACTACCACGTCTTCATCATCTTCATGCTCTTTATCGTGATGGTTGCATGAGTGATGTTTTACTATGATACATTTCAATCTGTGTCTCATATTAGCTCATTTTCTTTATGAAGTCAGACATCATTTTCTTCAGCTCGTCTACTGAGCCTTTAACACCGGTTACAGTTTCCTCAATAGCGCTAAAGCGCTTTTCGGTTTCCTGCTTCTCTTTATATACAGGGTTGAGTTCAGCAAGCAAAGAGGAAGATTTTTCAAGCACTTCTTTCTGATGGTCTACTGAGGCCAATACTTGTTCAGCAGTATTCTTCATAGCCTCAATTTCACTTGCCAAGCTCATCTTATCTGTAGACAAAATAAGATTGCCAGCATAAGTAACTGAAAGGCTTTCAGGAATTACATAAGTTGCTGTTTTCCCATTTGCCTCAATGGTAATATCAATCACCATTTCAGTCTTTCCAGTTTTCTGGTTCATCTCCATGCGAGGAAACGGCACCTGAACTGCTTTGCCTTGTGTAAGGCTCAAATCCTGCTTATTGAGAATGTATACAGGATAATTCTGCTTAATATCTTTGAATAGCATAGCTTTATATATTTAATTTGAACGAATGCAAAAAGAGAGTGCCCGAGAAGGTATAAAACCTCCTCAGGTACTCTCTAATTATTTACGTAGTAGTCGGAATAGTTACTGTCAGAGAACTATTGATTGCATAGCAATTGGATTTTCCGCATACTATTTTAATCAGACCCTGAGTCATTCCGAGCTGAGCGATAGTGACAGATGCAGGAAGTGTCGTTATACCCTGGAATGCAACCATGAAGCGCTCATTGATTACTTGCGTCTCAGCCTGACACTTGCAAGCATTAGGCGTAGTAATCGTGATAGTTGCTACAATAGGCACGAATACAGTTGTTCCATTAAGAACAGGTGTTTCATTCCTATAGGTAACAGTCGCAAATGGCTGATTGGTAGAAGTTGCGCAAACGCAGCGACACAGTTTCTCCTTGAATGTGGCCAAGAACGCAGCTTGATTTGCCACAGGAGCAGCGGCTAAGCCTACCGGCGATAATGTAACCATAATCTTTTAAGTTTAATGGTTAAACATTACTGGCCACAGCCACATCCGCAGCTATTGCCACAGCCACATCCGCAGCCGTAATTGCCGTTAAGACGATTAAAGCGCTCGTTAATCAGATTGTTCTGACGCTCCTGAGACAACTGGAATTTAAGGTCCTGAATTTGTAGAGCCTGCTCATCTTTCCAGTGATTATTCAGCGTATCGATAATGCGCTGAGTGTTATCCTTGCCGGCATTGAGAATGTCGCAAGTTTGGCGCTGTGTCTCATATGCGGAAGATGCAAATCCCTGAGTGATTGCAAAACCAAGGTCACGCTGACCATTGCGAATTTCAGCAGTGTCCTTGCAGTTCTGAAGCTGAATGTCAGCGCGGAAGTCCGCAATCTGACGCTGAGTCTGGCAGCAGCAGTTCTGAAGAGCCTGGATAACATTGCAATCACCGAGGTTAACTGCGTTGATAACGCGCTCAGCAGAGAAGCCAACCTGGCCGGCAACCTGCTGGATAGCAGCCTGAACGTCGCAGCAGCACTTCTGAAGAGTGTTGAAGTCAATGTTAAGCGTCTGAGCCAGCTGGCTAAGAGCAAAACCATTGCCCTGGATGGCGGACTTAATACAATCAGCATTCTGGTTGTCCTGCAACTGAGTGCGGATAGCATTGAGCTGAGCTTGAGTTTCAATACCCTGAGTAGCAGTACCTGCACCATCCCCACCAAAGCCAAATCCGCCGTTGCGGAACAAAGCCAAGAACATAAGGTAAGCAAACGGATTGTTCATCCAGTTGTTCATACCTCCGCCCATCATGGCGGCCATCGGGCCCCAATCATCTCTACGGTTATTACCGTTTGCCAGGATGGCAGCTGCGAGCGCGTTGTCGTTGTTATCGCGGTCGCAACAATAGATTTTTTCTACAGTTTCTCCCACAATTTTGAAGAATTTAGAAATTTGTTAAACAATAAAGTTAATTATAATATTTCTTGCAAGAAATTATTTTCTAAATAATGCCGCCAAAGTTATTGTTGTAAATACTAAACAATGCGTTTTTAAACTTCCGGAACGAAAAGTTTTTGCATCACGCAATCGCCACGCCGTCCGCCCTCATTCCCGCCCAAATATTGAACGCAAACATTACTACTAACGCATAAACAAAACCTTTTGTCGGGGTTACATACCCAAATAACGGGCTAACCGTGGAAAAATGGCAATTATACGCCATTGTTCCCAATTAAAAATTCTTTCCATATTAAAAATGATTTAAACGCGTTCCGTCACTTGGTCTTACACTTGTACCGTCTGCATTATCATAACCAACAATAAAATGGAATCCAACCAATTGCCCCGAAACTATTCTACCATTAAACGTTAGATATTTTAATTTTGACGACGGCGAAAACTCGTTACAATCGCAATAATTATTATTATAGTTCTTATCAATTGTATCTATATGTAATATATGCGCTTCTTTGCCTAATAATAAAGAACTAACACACATTATTGAAGCTGAAAATTTAAATGTTCCCAACTTTTTATTTTCCTCTGCTATATTATTAGTTAGATATGGATTTTTTTCGTAATAATATGTATTATTATATATACGCCAGTGATTATCTCCCTCGTGTCCCGGCACATATTCACCTGTTATTTCACACATTAAATTAACTTGGTCAACAATTTTATATATATGGCCATAAAAATTCTCTATTCCTCTATAACTCATTATTGGCATCCAAACATCGCCCCATTTTGTAAATTGGGTTTCTGTACCTGCTCCGGTTGATTCAATTGGCACATTTATCATCCTATAATATACTTCGCCACTTTTATTACCTAATACATTAGTAACCCCGCATGGTAAACAAGATATTCCCCTTTGTGGCGCAAAGTATTTTTCATAAGAATTGTAATCGGGATAAACTGTTGCTCCTTTTCCCAATCCACCATCAGATATTGCCTTTTGAATGTTACGTGTTTTATATTCAATTTGGGCTAATATCCAAATAGTTTTCTGCGTGTCATACAAATCCATAAATAAACCAATTTGAGTATTTGCTAAATTTCTGCAATCTTCTCTATTGACATTTGCAACTGGTATGCCTAATTGGTTTCTTGAATAATTTTGAGATTGCGGGTCATTCTCATTGTCTAAACTTGCATCATTTGTGCCACCTCTAAAATTTTGTGCATTTGCACCAAATCCATTTCTTAATGCTGTTTTTTGAGTTCCCAAAGAATAACCATTTCCGACAACATACGTGTTTTTATTCTCTATGCTTATTTCTTCTTCATTTCTTGAAAATAATGTTGTACATACAGATGCTAATCTATTAGTTGCTCTATTTACAGTAGCCTCATAAGCCGACGTATATCTTTTTCTCGAAAATTCAAAATCAGGCAAACCCTGATCTGATATTTTTAGCCTAATTTTTCTAACTCCGCCAACTTCTTCTTCTTCGCATTTGTAGAAAAATTCCGGAATTTCAACCATTACATCGCCGTCACTTCCATTCAAAATAGCTGCTCCACCCGTTGCCTTTTCTTCTGAATTATCATCACTAAGATAATATTGCAATATGCCATCTTTCGTTACACATCTTCGCATTTTATTTTGAATAGGTAATTCTATATGCAAATTTTCATCTCCATTTGAATTTATTGCAATTACATTATCCGGGTTACTTTCTTCACCCCATTCTACACCATACCATTTAGGCGGCAATCTGCTTTCTATATATTCTTGTCTTAATTGCTGCTCTCTTTGTTTTCCCTCAATTTCCCATATTGCTGCCTTTATTACTTTATCTGTATCTACTATTTTATTCTCCAATATATCTATTTTTTCCTGCTGTTGATTAACAACATCTATTATTGCAGATAAAGATATACCATCACTTATTATTAATGCTTTTTCATCATTGTTACTTGCGCTGCATCTTATATAATATGTATTTTCAGGAATTAACGAAATAGGTATTTTTGCTTCTTCATTTCCCAATGCTTCGCCCGAATATGAACTAATAAATTTTCTATCTTTATCATAAAAAGAACATATTGAAACACTTGTTCCGCCCTCAAATCCTCGTACAATTATACTACTTTTTTTAAATGGTATATAATTAGTACATTTATATATCTGATTTCCTACTACCGAACCATCTCTTTTTGAAACAAATTTTCCTTTTTCAACAAATAAATCACTTATTACAAATCTATTATTTATTAATTTATATATTTCGTGAAAAGAAAATGAATTGTTTATAAATCCACCTGTATTTTTTGAACTTGTACACCTTATATATACTGCATTTTGCGGTATATCTTCTTGATTTGCTACAATATAAACATTCCCATAACTTGTTGTATTGTATCTTGATATATAATTATAATCACTATCATAAAAAACCAATGCCGACGTACTTGTTTTCCCTTGAAACCCTCTTAATATAATTGGATTATCTTTATTTATATTAATATAGTCTGTTGAAATATAAGAATTATTATCTATAAATTTGCCCGTCCCATTTTCAATATATCCATCGTATATAAAGAAATTTCCCAAAAAATCTCTACCACAATCATTTTTACCGATTGAAATAATATCTATTTCACTATATCCTATTATGTATGGTACAATATCATAATTTGGATTTATAGTCAAGTTAAATCTTATATAAGCGGCATTGTCTGTTTTTTCTTTTATATCTGAATATTTTACATTTATAATACCCGTATATTCTTCATTATTGGTATATATGCAATTATAATATTTATCATAAATTGCGTATAAACAAAAAGACTGTGTACCAATACAATATGCCGAAACATCAAATTTTTCACTTATAGGTATATAATCACTTGCACAAATTGTATCAATTGTTTGGCCTGCAATACCTGTGTTGTTTCTTATTCCAACTCCTTGATAATAAGGAATATTTAATGTGTTTATTTTAGATAATACGTTTTGATTTTTCTCTTTTATTAGTACATAGGCATCAAACAATAAATCTACATCGCAAGTTAAACGAATGTATTTTGCATCGCTTGGTATATTGTCAGTATTTATTTCTATATGTTCATTATTATTAGTTTCAAAAGATGATATATATTGATATGATTTATCATAAAAAGCGCATCCGGAATATGTAGATGAATTATATACATTTGCAATTATTATACTGTTTTGGTTAATAGGGATAAAATTTGTACAATAATTTGTTTCATTATGAACATACAGACCATTAGATTTTAAAATACCACCTTGTATTGTAAATGGTGAATCAACAATTTCTTTTTCAATCCACGAATTAACATTATTAAATGTATTTCCTAAGTATTCATATATATGCATAGAATTGCTTGTAAGAAATTGAATTTTAACCCCACGAGGCTTATATAGGTCTTTTTCATTTAATACATTAATTGCTGTTTGCAAATCGTAATATAATGTTCCGTCAATACCCTCATTTGGGTATAAAGATGAAACATTATATACATTACTATTTTTTTTCAATAGTGAAACATCTGTATATGTAGGTATATTGGTATTTATTCCAACCCATTGACCATTATTATTTTTAAATACAACAATGCGGTCTTTTACCTCATAATTATCGAAATTTACATATATTCCATTTTCAGATGAAATATAAAAAACATTTTGGTCGTATGTTCCGGGATTGGTCTCCGGCGTCGCTATTCCTGCAAAAGTTGAGTTTGCACCAATAACACTTATTATATTATTGAGTACATCTTGAAGTAACTGACCAGTAATTTCCTGGTTATTATTAGTTTTAATAACGGCTGAAACAGCTGTTTTTAATTCAGTATAATTTGCCATATCATAAAGTCTTAAAATCGTTACTGTAATCATTATTAAAGTCTCCGCCAAGCAATTCAGGCTCATAGCCTCCGATATTGGCAATCACGGTATCTGTTTCAAACTCACACTCAACTGCGGCTAAATCTCCTTGGTCTTCCCATTCAGGCTCCATGCTAAATGTAGTTAAATCATAGGTTTGCAATTTACTCGTGATTTGTTTGTTTTCACATAGCCTTACAATCCTAAGAGCATCACATAGATATTCAGGAGCTATAAATGTGAACTTATAAATCTTTTTACTTACTTGGCTCTCAATAAAAGTATAGCCCATCCGCTCAGTGGCTTCTTCTTCAAAATCATATTCAGGCTTACCAATCTGTGTATTCAAATAGCACCTAAATTTGAAATTATCAGAAAAGTCTACTATGCCATTTTTAAGTTCAAAGTTATATGAATTGTAATACTCAAGAAGTAAATAGTCGTCTACTTTATTAGTTACAGTGAATATATCAGAATATATAGTTCCTAAACCTGATATTGAAATAGCTAAATAATACAAACCTTCATGCTTTATTTCAACTATAGGAAGAGTACCAGGATATTTAAGAAGCTTAAAGTTAGTATATGACTTAATAACTAAGCCATTTTCTTTCATACTCGTTGTTATAGTAGTATATGCCCCCGTATTGAAATTATACAATCTCACCCAATTTATAGCTGTTCCACTGGCAAGAACTACTTGAAAAGGCAATAACATATTCTTATAGGTTATTAGCGGATAAACCTGGCCAAAAGCATAATCTTTACAATGATTTTGCAGTGCAAGATTATCGTAAAAAGGCAATGGCGATATGTTATTATTCACTAACTTCATACTGCTAATTTACAAATAAAAATCTATATAAGAAAATTTCTTAATAATTTTTAACACACAGCTTTATTGAGGCACATAAAGTAATCTTACTTTAGCATGGCGAGTATTTACATTGACAGAAATCTCATCTATTTTGCCATTTCCTATAGTGGTTTTAATCAATTCAAGTTCATCCAAATCTTCTTCAGTAGGAAATTCTATAGTATGCTTCATACACATTTTTACACCATTCGCATATAAATCTCCAAGCACATTACAGTCAAGATTTGATGCAGGCATATCATACATATAAAAGCGCACAAGATATGCCCAAGCTGCATAGAAATTCTGAATTACAGCATTATATGTATCACCGTTTTCATCTACCAACCGTGTTTCAACTATGGGCAATTCTAAAGAGGAGCCATTTTTAACAGGGCATAATAATGCAAAGCCATCATCTGAGAAATTAGATGGGTTAAATAGCATATAATCCACGTCAGATGAAAACTGGCTTATATTTATTTCTTCTGTTTTATCTTTCTGTATATAGTTAGATTTAACATCTATGGTTACTCCACCAAACAAATCAGTAACGTCATCCATCCAGCCAAATTCATATCGTTGGTTTAGGTCTGTTTTATCATATTCTACTTCTGATTGAAAATATGATGATAGCTTTTTGTTAAACTGGTCTACTAGTTTAGTAAAATCAAGCTGAACATTTGTATTATAAGAGTATGAGCCTCCTCTCATAAAGAAACTTATATGTTCAATCTTAAATTTACCATCTTCTATATACCAATAACATCTAAAACAATCACGAAGCATTTTCATTATATCTTCTAATGATACTTCTGCTTTTTGAGCGGGCTGGTCATATTCACCTTTAAGTATATTTGTTTTTTGTGTTATGTGTACATAAAATCTTGCCATCGACATTGGTACGGTCGTATCATACAAAAAGCGACTATATTCGGCAGTTGCTTCATGCTGAAGAGTAGGGTCTATTTCTTTAAGCAAAGCCTTTATTGCTGCTGCTATAGAATAGCTATCCCTAAGAGTATATTGCTTTCTTAATCTCTGCTCAAATAAAGAATAATAGCTATCATATACATACCACAATGAAGCATTAGCCCAAGAATTTCTACTAATAGGCAAAGGTCTGCCTATACCAGTGCTACTAGGAATAAATTCATTAGTAAAATACTGGTTATAGTCATTTAAGCCATATCTTGTAGGTTCATCTACTGCTCTAGAAGTACAGAAAAACATTCCGCCTCTTAAACCAATACACTTCTTATAGTTTCTATTATCAGTAACAAAATCATCGGATGGTAAGTTATATGTATTTTTTACGCCTTCTGAGTCTTCTACAGTATCTACATCGCAAAGCAAACGACTGTAGATATGATATACGAAAGGACTCTCTATAGTAAACGTATCATTTGAATTATTTACATTTACCATCTTAATATTCTCGATCCCTATATATTTATTATCAGGGTCAGTAACAGCCCATTGCTTTTCTGACTGATATAACAGGGTATTATCTGAATTTCTATATAAACGTATCCAATACATAGTAGAGCTTCCATCTACTAATTCCATTTTGCACGTGTAACCTGGGTTCCATTTACTCCAATATCCGTTTGTTCCAGCGTATACTCCATTAACATCAGAAATGCTAGCATTTCTTATATAAAACTCATTTCCTGCTTTTATATAAGAAAAATAATACTTGTTTATCAAGTCATTATGGTTGTCGATTGCTTCATTTACGTCATCTTCCCAGTATATGCCGCCAAAAAAATTAGATATTGAATTGGCACCTTTTACATAAACCTGTATTAAAGAACGTTTATGCAGGTTTATTCTTGATATAGCTGGAGCAAGTTTTATAAGGTCATAAGTATTTTCATATTTATTAACCACATCATTATATTCATCGAGAGCTGTTGTTTTAAGCTCACATGACTTTTTTTCATAGTCAAGTTTGCAATCTGTTTTATTAAATTCGCCTTTATAATACTCTATCCATTTACCAGAAGTCCTATTGTATTTATCTATAATAAGTATCATCTGGTCTTCTAGACTTGAATTGCGCACAAGCTCGTAATCACTCCCAAACAGATTTATTTTACCATCAAGTGAAATACGGAAAAATTCTTGCCCACTTTCTTTAGCATATTTCTTATTAAGCTCTTTATAATGTGGATTTACTTCTACTTTATCACCACCATTCTTCGATATGTAAAATTTATATTTTGGAGGTATCATATCTTTAATTCTTTATAATTCGTTTAACATTTTTATGCTGAATAACTACTGTGCCGTTAGGTAGTGTATAATATTTAGTTTCGCTCTGTTTTCTAATACTTCGCACATCATCCTCTATTTTTGAAAGGTCCACGCTTCCATTAGAATTAAGAGAAATATTCAACCCATCTGAGCTAGCAAATGCATTAAGATATTTATCTTCAAATGTTCCTTTATTTAGACTATTAATAACATCTGGAAGTATCTTTTTGTATTTCCTAGTTCGCTTCTTACTTATAATAGCAAGTGCTTCTCCACCTTCAGCTCTCATTCTGCGCTTCTTCTTATTCTTTACGCCCAAATCAATATCATCACCAGATGCATGAGAGCCTCCTTCCAAGAACTCAAGACCTCCTTCTCCATATTCATCAGACTGGCTCGCTGTTACTTGTTTGGCTTTAATTTTAGCTACTGCAAATGATGTCCACATTGTAGCAATAGCAGCTAATGCGAGAGCTGGGCCAACAATAGGAATTGAAGAGAATGAACTCCACAAATTAGCAGATGCTGTGACAAGCGAAGATGCCTGAGTAACAGTGTTCATTGCTTCTTGACGTTTTTGGGCTGCCTGCAGCATTTTTTGTTTTTCTTGCTGATTTTTCTTTTCTTGCTCTAATTCTTTTTTAGCAGTAGCTACGTTATTAGCATAGCCATTATTGCGAGCCTCAACCTCGGCATCATAAGCTTTTTGTGCGGCCTCTACTCGAGCTTCAGCTGCTTCTACGGCCTGTTCAGCTAATTCAACTTCGGCATCCATAATGGATTGAAGCTGTTCTATTACTATATTTACAGCATCTTTTAGGGCATCAATCTGGTCATCATCAAAGCCAAGTTTCTCAAGCAAAGTACCGCCTAAACCTTTTTTACCGATGTTTTTAATAAAGTCATCAAGCTCTGATAATTCACGGTCAATGCCTTTAACCGTGGCTTTAGCAGCATCAATCTGAGCTTGACTCCAATCTAGTCCACCAGCTTCTGCTAAACGTATTTGTTCTTGCCATCTAGCTTTTTCTTGTTCAAGCTTAAATCGGGTTATCTCAGTTTCGCTGCGCTTAACTTCATTAAATACAGCTTCATCAAGAGCTTGTTGCTCATCGAAGCTTGACATATTAAAACTACCAACAGTAATAGCCTTTTGTTTATCAAAAGATGCATTTATAGCGCTTGTAGGTTGTCTTTTAGCTTCTGGTAACTGAGCATTCTTAAGTAATGCTATTTGTCTTTCTACATCTAATCGCTTTAATGAATTGCTGAGTTCCTCATAAGAACCTTTTTTTGATACTTCACCTTCTAATTCTAACAACTCTAATAGCTGTTCAGCTTTTTGTATTTCTACATCTATATTGAGCAAATCTAGACTTAGAGTTAAGCCTTTTTGCTTGTTCTTTATAGCATTTTCTATATCATCTAGTGCTTTGATAGCTGTTTCTTTTTGGCTTTCTGTAAGCTTTTTATATTTTTCGTTTTGACCATTCAGTATTTTTTGGATTCTAGAATATTTATCGTTTAAATCAGCTATTTCTTGATTGAATGATGCAAAGGCTTCAGCTCTGCGCTTCTTATTTTCATCCCTTTCAATCTCTGTACGGCTCTTTTGATATGCTTTTTCGGCTGCTAATGCCAGGTTATTTAGGCGGTCATCAGCGTCTCTTGGTGTACGACCTCCTTTATCTTTTTTGTGAGATTCTTCTAAGCCAATTTCTTTAAATAGAGCATCTGCTTGGTCTTCATAAAATTTCCATACGTTGAAATAGCTTTCAACTTCTTTTTCAAGAGCATCTGCATCTTTTTGTAAACTTTCTACATTTCTCTGCCTTTGCTTTTTTAATCTAGTCCCAAGTGACAAATCGGAGTCTGGCCCAGAAATGCCACCCCATAAAGCTTTAAAGTAATTTATAGTTTTGTCGAAAAAGCCGTACTCACGCACTTTTTCAAGTTCAGCTTTATTTTCTGCAACTAATAGTTTTTGGTATTGCTGGGACACAACATTCAGCGCAGCCTCTGCTTTAGCTCTTGCTTTATATGCAGCCACTACAGATTCAGTATTATCTACAAAAGCATTATTGGCGTCATTTATACTATCAATGGTGATGCCTAATTTACTGAACTCTTTTTCATTATCATTAATCCACTGTGTTTGTGCTTTTATATTATTCCCTAAATCTTTCCAATTTTCAGATAATCTTCTTAATACTGCTATCTGCTGGCCATAAGACCCTGTAGACCCTTTTCCTAGCTCATCATTTAAGTCCTCTAAAGCATCTTCAAAAGATTTAGCTGCATCTCTACCTGCTAACGTTTTATCAATCCATGTGATAATTTCTTTACCATACATAGAAAACACAGTAAGCAATACAACCAAAGCGGTATTCCAGCTAAATAGTGATTTTACAACAGACTTTGTTACACTTATTTGCTCTTTTCCTTCAGCAGCCAATAATTCATTCTGCTTTCTTAGTCTGTTAATTTCATCAACTACCATAGGTATATTATTTGATATACCTAAGAAGAATGTATTAAGTGATACGGCAGCAGCAGGTAATTCTCGTACTACTTGAGAAATAGAAATACCTAAACCATCCCATGTTTTTTGATAATGACCTACAGACAATCTATAATTGCCTGTAGCTTCTTGCAATTTTATCATCTGCTGATAAATTGCATTTGTCTCAGCTTCAAGCTTTTTACCAGAGTCAGCAGCTTCTCTCTCAGCTGCAGACATTTGGTTAAGCCGTATTTTATTTAATGCATATTGAGCTGAAAGTCTATTATAAGAACCTTCTGCAGAATTAGCAATTGTAGCCTGTAATTGAGCAATCTGATTTGCTTCTCGTATTTGGGTTGAATAGAGTTTAAGCTGCTGATTTTCTTCTGACTGAGCATAGGCAAGTTTCTCTTGAGCCTGAGCTAATGGGTCTACTGTAGCTTTCTGCTGTTTTCTAGCAGAAGTAAGCTCAGCAATTTTAGCTTTTAACTCAAGTAATCTTTTACCTTCATCTGACTGTAAATAAGCTAATCTTTGCTCTGCCTTTTCTACTTCAGACAGAGTTTGGATATGAGGCTTCATTTGGTCATCAAGGGCCTTAATCTGATTTTTCAAATTAAGAATATCATTGAGTAGCTGTTGCCCCATTTCGCTATCTGCTCTTTCAGCTGCAGTTAAAGATTTATATAGCTCAACTGTTTGCTTTAGGTCAGACTTAAGACGGTCATAAGAAGATATAGCTTGCTGGATATAACGCTGCTGTTCTACAGTTGCTCTATTAGCATCTGAAGTTTGTGCTTTAAGCCAAGCAATCTGTTTACCTGTATCAGATAAAGCTAATTTAAGCTCATTCTGAGCTCTTTCAAGTCTTGACGTAGACGCTGTTGCTTCATCGATAGCTTTACGCCCTTCACTTGTAGCTCCACTAGCAGACTTAAGAGAATGTACAATCCTATCTGCACCTGCTCTGATAGCATTTACCATTGTCTCGTATGACTGATTGAGCTCGCCAAGTTGCTTGACAAGCTTTTCAATTGAGTCATCCGGCTCAATTATATCGCTATATTTTATCTTATCGTCTTCAGCCATAATTATTTCCTTTTATGCCGTTTAACACTCTTGCTTTCTGCTTCTAATTGCTGTTTTATATTATCAACAGCATTATAGAATTGAAGTACTGTCATCTTTTTAGCGTCCATGCTTGTTTTTTGAGCTATCAAAAGACAAGTACTTTCAAATTGCTTATCATATTTTATCTCAACAGACTCACTTCCTATGTATGATTTTGGAGAATGCATATTAAGCATTATCATATCTATGGTTTCTATCTGTTCAGAGTTATCTGTGTCATTTATCATAGAGTCCAACACAAGAAGTGTTCTTTGCTTTAACTTATCGTATGCATCTTTTTCCTTTGGATTTACAAAATCTCCTGGAAAGTACATTTCAAGTTCGGTGGTTACTTTTTTTTTAAGCCAAGTCAAAAAGTCTATAATCTTTGAATGCTTTATTTCTTTAAGCCTGGCCAATATATTTTTAAGTCCATCGTCTGACAAATCATTAACTTCTTCACCGTCTATGCTATGGATAAGAGCTGCAAAAGCTAAATACCTTGGTGAAATTTCGTTGTTCACCATATACATATTTTGCCTCATGTTTTGCAGTTCTTGCAAAGCTTTTTTGGCATTATTGCTTTTAATGAATTTAGCAACACGGGTTATATGGGCATCAATATCATCTGCGTCTGAGCCAATTCCAGAGTCTATAAGCAAATACTTATTGTACTTCTGAAAATTTACAATAGGCATTTCATCTATGCTGTCATATACCCGTACGACTTTTTTATTTACTATCAGGTTTTTCATATTAAAATTCGCGTTATAGGGGTTGATATGATAGGAATAAGTATAATACTCATCTCATTAAAGAAAATAGCGAGAATGATAGCGATAATAAGCGACGTCCAAAAGCTTAAGCAAAAGTCACAATCGAATAATTGAGAAATAAGCTTAGGAGCTCTGGTAATTATCCCATCGCGCACACCGAGTTTTCCAATTAGCAAAATAGCAAATGCTGCTGCTAAGGCTATATATATTAAAGCCGAAAGCATTGTTATAAAATATACCGTTGACATAATTCTCTAGTTGTTAAAGTAAATTCAATTCGTATTCCTGCATAAGGGTACATGAAGAATTGTTTATCAATATCTTGTATACCTTCTCCTTTATAAGTATAGTTATTATAGATTTTCTCTATTGAATAACCTTTGTATATATTTTCAAAGCGCTCATATATATCATTTATAACAAGCTTACCAGTTGTAGTAATAAGACCTGGAGTAGTTAATACCCGCATAATTTCATCTTTTACTTCTTCTGTATGCATAACAGTTTCATCTTCATAAATGCTACTGAGGTCATACCAGAATATAATAGCCCCGCTGAAAGTATATTGTGGCAATGATTGAACTACTTCAGTAATCTTTTGTGGGTCATAAATATCAAACCATGAAAAATTGCCAAAGTTATCATTCGGTAAAAGTGACACATATTCTCCATTGCCGTTATACATCGCAGGATATATAAACTTATTACCATCTGGCCTATGTTCTACAAGCTTATACGCTCTACCAAATGCATAATTAAGCCACTTAAGTCTGTTCATAAGCGACTTTTGCATATCCTGTAATATCTTGTCAAGCAATACAGGGTCTTCCTTAAATCTTATTTGTACTGAGTTTTCCTTCATTTCCTTATTGCCTGTTTTAATCGTTTAACTAATTCTTTTCTTATGTGAGAACGAATTATTCTGGTAAAATTTTTATCTGTTAAGCGAAAAATCTCTTCACCATATTTCTCAATAAGTTCAGGTGTTTTTTCATCACTCGCGGTCACATAAAAACCTTCTGAGTCAAATACTACAAACATAGACTCATGAAAAGCACCTGTATCTCGTAATGTGACCCTTGTAGTAGGCTGACCTTTTTTCTTTTTTATTTGTATGGTTTTAGGCTTATATGGCATATAATCCATTATCTTTTCACCTCTACCGTTGATACCACGACGATATAACTGGTCATCTGCTATAGCTGATACTATTACGTCTTCTTTGTCACGCACAATATCTTCTAATAGCATAGGCAAGCTATCCTTAAAACTTCGCAGCCTATATTCCAGATTGCGAAGTGTCGCATTATATCGTTTTACAGCCATACTTATACAGTTCTATATTTAATGCCATTGTTTCGGCATGGCAAACATACTCTATCAATTCCAGAAGTACTTAGCTTAATGGCCTTGAAAGCCATATCTAACTGATAACTTAAACCTGATTTTTTCATAGAAGAAGAGTCACCATCTACTTCATATAATATATCAAGTCGAGAAGCATTGATTGAATGCCTATTTGTCCTTACGTTAGAATTATATGCAAATTCGCGTAACATATCTACAGCTACCTGCTTAGCTATGACATCTTGGAACATCATTCTCTGTTCAATTATAAAATCTGTAATATCACAGCTTACAGCAACTTCTAAGTTTAATCCGTAGTTATTATCATAGGTATATTGATTATTTTCAACATCCCATAAATGTAAACTTTCGTCTTCTGTATTTATAAGTTCTTCATTTACGAAGAATGGATGAATTTCAAGATATTTAGACCATGCCATCCAAGCAAGTAATTCTCTACGTGAGCATGAACCGCAAGGCTCTTTTGACCAGTCTTTATTTTTTCTAATAGCTTGACTTCCCTCTGGAAGTTCAGACTGAAAATAGCACAAATACCAACTTCCTCCTGCATCATTATCTTCACTTTGATATGGCAAATAGAGGTCATCGACTGTAAACCATTCAGCGCTATTATCTCGTATCTTATTAAGCTTTATAATCTTTACTGGAGCATCCATACTTGAATGCATAAGATACAAAGTATATTCTCCAGCTTTAGTAAACTGAAGGCATATTTTATTTATCTTTGTGGTTACGCCTTTTGCTCGTACTGGTATAATTTCAAAGCCAACTAGATTTTTCTTATTCTTTACAGTATCTACTAATCTACCTGTTCCATCAAACAGAGTACGACTTTCGCATAATGGCTTATTTGTTCCTTCTACCGTTTTTTCATTACAATATCTAGCAATAGCTTTTTGAATGCTTGCTTTTGTTTTGCTCTCGAGCCATTCAGAAAATAAATTGGTTTCAACCCAATACTCAGACTCAATATCAGGCTGTTTTCCTTGTGCTTTTTGAAGCGCTTTATATAGCTTTTCATCATACTCTACTACATTACCTTTAGAGTATGACTTTTCAGTATTATATTCTTCAAAGGTCATATTCTTAAAGTCCGGAGCGATACAAGCCATATTCTGTAATGTGAGCAAAGGATGAATTTGCTGAAAGTATAGGCCACTTTCACTCACGGTTAAAGCATCAGATATTTTTAAGTCTGATGTATCATAATTCTGCTCCCATCCAATAAGGTGTAACAGCTTTTCTTGTATATCGTTGGCTCTAACCATAATTTTCTTGATTTAATGAAAAACAGGAGGCTACTGAAGTAATTTACCTCAGCGCCTCCTGCCAAAGCTAATAACAACTCAAAGATTTGCTATTAAGTATTACGCACCGGCGCCAGCAGCCTTTGTATTAACCGGATTGTCTTCCGTGTTCATAACAACTACGGGCTTAGCGTAAACAGCATCTTCGCTAGAAACGTTGAATGCCAGAATAGGACTTGCCAAAGTGCTAGGTGCACTGTTATATGCAGTCAAGAAGGCCACGTCAACAGCAAAACCATAGTGCTCTTTGCGCGTACGAGTCATATCAGCAGTAGCGGCTCCTGCAATAGCATTGTAGTCACCTACAGAATCGTAGAAGTATGTACCAACAGGCATATTCAACAGAGGCAAAGTAGCAATACCCCACTCATGACCGTCACCGGAAACAGTTCCGAGCAAGCAGTCACGCTCGAAGCGGGTCAACATTCCAAGAGAGCCAGCATTTACAGCATAACCTTGAGCATACTTACCTCCAGCAGCTGCAATGTTGTTTGTCAGGTGAACAACCTTAGTGCCGAACTCATTCTGCTTGTTTACATCATTGTAGAGACCATGCTGCTGCAGTTTACGCATGATAGACTCAACTCCAGGGTCACCTACAATGTGCAACTGGCCATAGAAGTCATTTGCTCCCATCATAACTTCAAGGTCACCAAATACGTTTTCACGCTCTGACCACTTGGCATTGACTGCATTGGCTGAGAAGTCATACAGCAGTTTGTTCTTCAAGATCTGCGTTTTGTTGGCTGCGAGAGCAGCAAGAGCAGCTTCATCAAGCTTTTTCGCAAAAGCATAAATGTACTTCATCATCTTGGTTTCAAAGTCCTTCTGAATGCCAATTTCGTTGTTCATGTACATTGCCGGAGCAATAGTAAATCCCCACGCATAAGTGGCAAATGTGATTTGAACCATTTTAGAAGTATTTTCACTGTCGGCAATTGTCAAAGTGCGGGTACTACCGATAGTAATATCAGCATCATAGCTAATTACCGGAGTTTCCAGCGTGTTACCGATGGAGGTCCTTGCTTTTTGCTTCAGTTCCTCAGTGAGGATGCCAGTAGGGTCTTCAGACTGCACCATAAAAGCGTTCAGCGCACCGTACCTACTGGGGCGATACTCAAACTTATCAAGGTTAGAGTTCGCACGAATGTTCTGGATACGTGTTAAAACTAGACTCATAACTTTTAAGTTTTTAATTGTTAATAATTATGCTATTATGGTGCATTACCCTTTTACGCCTCATAGCATTTTTCGTTTATCTCTTAGGATGTGCCATTTTATCTAATAGGCAAACTTGCCACATTGTTTTCAGTTCTCAGTTGCATTGACTGGTCTGCAAATTCTTGTGAGTCGCGGGTCAAACCATTTGCAAGCAGATGCGCCTCAATGGCTTTATCAGCTTCAACTTGGCTCTTGATGCCAGACAAATCAAGTGTTCCACCTGTTCCGCCTGAACCAGACCCAAAGCCTCCTGTTCCACCGCCTGTCTGCTGACGACCTGTATCGATTACATCTTTAAGCGATGTTTCCATTACAAGCTCTTGCATCGTATAAGGATTAAGATTGTTCTTCGGATTGTTAAGGATATTACCATCTGCACCACGAATAACAAGTTTCTTTCCTCCTTGGCCGTCCTCTATGAAATCAGGAGTACCTTTTGCAAGGACTTCTGCTTTTGCAGCATTGAGCAGTGTCTTCTGAATCGGCTCAGTAATACCACTCTTAAACTTAAGGCCCGCTGTAGCAGCTTGAAAAGCATAATCTACATGCGTGTCCTTAATAGTTTTATCAAACTCTGCCTTTTTGGTATTGAACTCAGTTTCCTTTGTCTGAAGTTGAGTTTGAAGCTGAGTTACTTGGGCTTTAGCATCTTTCAGCTGTTGCTTCAAAGTTTCATCACCAGCTCCTTTTTCAAGTTTAGACTGGAGCTCTGCGACCTGTGCCTGAGCAGCAGTAAGCTGAGTTTGAATTGTTTTTGCAGACTCTGCTTTAGTTTTGTACTCGCCAAGTACGCGCTTAGCATAGTCGTAACTTTTTTCACCATCTTTCTTTTTAATGCCTGTAATGCCAAGAATATCAGCATCATACTGACCGTGCAATGCACCGATTTTAGTGCCAATAACGGTATTCTCATCATTTCTTGACATCTCAGCAATCGCATTCAGCTGGTCGTCCGTAAGGCTTGTTAAAGCTGAACTCTGTCGTAGCATCTCAATTGTTAACATATAGCTTTGTTTTTATTGCTAATTACTTTTGTACTAACTCTGCAGCATCTCCATACGGGTCGTGCAAGGCTGCCATAATGGTATAACCAAGGCCTTTATACGTTTTCTTGAAAAGCTGCCACTCTGCAAATGTGAACATTTGAGTATATGCTGGTGACTCTTCTTCGCCAGTCATTGGATTAAACCTACGACCGCGCACAATTGACAAGTGCACCATCTTCTCAGTACCCGGCTTAGGAGTATAACCACCCTTAGCCTGTGTTTTTGATGCCGATGATTTTTCTTCAATAATATCATCAACATCCACTAGGAAAAGAACTACCTCGTCAAGCTCTTCCTGTAAGTCGCTTGTCCAAGCTTTTCCGCCTTTAGCCTTAGCAGCTTCTAGTTCTGCTTTACGTTCTACGGCCTTTTTCTTGTAAGATTTAACATCCTCAAGACTGAGTGCCTGTAGTTGCTGAAGTTCCAATTTCTGTAACATATTCCAAAAGTTTTTTGTTTATAATATCTATTTTTTCTCTCATTGGCTTATTTGAAGCAAACTCAATTATGTTAATGTTCTCACGTTCAAATTTTTCAACTAAAGTACTAAAATTTATTTTAAGCTTTACCAAATTTTCATTTAATAACTCTTTTTCATACAATTTTAACACTTCATCCAGTGTTTTATGTGGATATGGTTCCAATTGCTTTAAGATGAGCATTCTCTGAAGTACCAAAGGATTATTGCGATACTCAACCTCAAGAATTTGTTGCGATATAGCATCTAGTTCTGAGTTAGACGCACCATTCTCCTTTGCTTGTTTGTACTTAGAATATAGCTCTGTTACTGTGAAAACGTAAAACTCTGTACCCCAGTTTACAGAAGATGATATGAAAGCACCTCCATACCTGAGTTTGCAAACAGTATCTTCGACAAATTTCTGTGCCAATTCAAAATTGGTCTTTAAGGCATTGAGAACTGAGGTTTTGCTTTCAAAGTTAGCAGTTACCTGAGTTTCATTGATAGCTTCTTTTTCACTTACAGTACCACCTGAACCAACAACAGAAATTACAATTTCATTTTTAAGCCTTGCGCACTCATTGACATTATAATCAAGTGAGTCTTTATCGATAGTAGTTATCTGAACAGGATTACGCATATCTGCGACACCTTCAGATTGATTTGGTATAGGAACTTCTAAGAATGAACCAGGACCAGCTATACGCTTTTCGCTACAGCAAGGACACTTTTCAACTGTTCCATCATTGAGAATTTTATACTCACCTTTTGCATTGCGTAGAAAACCTCCATCGCAGTAATCACCAGTCTCATTATTCTCAAAATTACAATCAGCTTCATACGCACTATATATAGGATAAGGTGCATACAAGTCTAAATGCTGCTTCGAAATAGAGAAGAACAAATACCAATCAAGATTTGACAGCTCTTTTGTAATTGGATTTTTCTTAAGGTCTTTATTTTTCTCATTGAGTTGTGTTGACCAAAAGAACCGAGCTGGGCAATATCCTAAATCGTGCTTTGCTTCTGAAATAAGTGACTGAATTTCATTTTTCTCATTCAGCTGATATACTCTTATAGAAGTATCATCAAATACAGCTATTCGATGTTCCGGCTGTTTGAAAATAAGCCACTCAAACTGATTTTCATCAAGTCTAAAAGTCTGGTAATCAATTACAGCATCAATCTCAAGCCAATAAAAATATGGCTCTGGACGTAAAGATGTTTGTACTTGAGGAAGGTCTACTACCAAAATACTATTTGGCGATACCTGCATTCTCTTCCATCCGGTTGTCTTCCACACCTCTGGCTCATTGAGGTTATTCTTTTTATACTGAGACCAGTCTTCTGCAAGCTCTGAGTCTGTAAACTGGTATGAGCTTGATGAGTTACGACTATAGAAAACCCTTTCGAGTTCTCTATAGACGTCCTCAACTACAGCAGGTGTAGGCAACGGAAATTTAAACAGATGAAGGAATATGTTGAATTTATCCTTCGGAAGCAACTGTCTTACCCAATCAAGGAATATGGTCGTAGGTTGGTTAATATCAGATACAGCAACATTCGTCTCAGTATGAAATCTAAGACGACGCTGCATGTTTACAGCTTTCTGAATAGTCTGACGTTTAGTCGGCTTTTGCAGAATTTGCTTTATCTGATTTAACTCTAAGGCCATTTTCTTCGTCGTAAGTATAATTGCTATCTTTAGGTAATTCCCATCCACCATTTATGGCTGTGCCCATATCAAGCAGGCGTTCGGCATGCTGAATGCCAAACTCCTGCCTCATATTGTACTTAGGCACAACTAACGTTACTGTTTGTTCTTTTTTCTTTCTCATAACTGAAAGTTTTAAGCTCCAGTAGAAGCGGCATTAACCCAATCTGTAAGAGGATTGAAGTCCAATGTTTCGCGCTTAATGATATAGAAGTTATCGCTCCAGTTAGGATAGAATGACCATTCGATGGTATTGCTGTCCGGCTCTTCAAAACCACCAAGCTTCTTGTCACCAACAAAGAACTTACCAATAGGAATTGGGAAGTATGCTGTAGGCTCATCCTGGTCATTTACCAAGCAGCCAATGTTGCCGTTTTCATCAATCAGCCAAACGCCAATCTCTTCACACATGTATTGTTTCAGCTGTGCAATTGTCTTCTGACTTTCTTGATAAATAGTGGCAGAGAACGTTGTCGGCTCACGGCCAATTGTAATCTCAATACCTCCAAGTGTCTGGTTACCACCACCGAATGTACGAGCTGCGCCAGGCTCAGAAGTAGGCCCTTGAATATACGGAGAAACTGCCATCTTAGAACCATCAGCCGCAGAAAACAAGGCAGAAAACGATGCTTTCTTAGTCGGGTCAGTGACAGAGTTCTTCGTTCCAGCTGTCTTATAGATGCGCTGGAATGCAACTTTTTGAACTTGCCCCATGCTCTCCTTGCATTCAGCAATCTCAAGGTCGGCGATATGAGCACCGGCAGGGCATCCACAGTTTAATCCCATATTATTTATGTTTTTAATGTTAATACTACCGAGCAGCTACCCTTAACTTGCATCGAATTACCTGTATTTTTGCTTCGAATTGACTTCTCCACAGTGCGAATATACTAAATTTCTTTATAAGTTGTACCGCTTTTAACATTTTTTATAGAGGTATTTTTATTTCATATTCTCGCATTATGTTCATTCAAGGCTTATGATTTAATCATTTATATATAATTAGAAGCCCAGAAATTACGAGAATAATGCGAGAATTTAATCTTTTATTGTTTAGCACAAAATGTGCATTTAGAAGCTTTCATAGCCTCATATAAAAAACCTGAAAATATAGATACAAATTTTTCATTCCCGCTCAATTTATTTTCACACATAGCATCTAAAATGCAGTGTACTAATTCATGCCAAAAAGTTTGTTCTTGAGAGGTTTCACTTTGTTCTTGCTCTTCATTTTGGCACATGTATTTTTTAGCTATGCGTATATATGATTGAGCCAAGCAGCATACTCCTAAATTAGTTCCAAGTTTTTCTACAATTTCAACGGTTATTTCTTGACCCGCTATTTGTATACTATTAGGTATGTTTATAGATTTATTTTCCATATTTAATTTCTCATTTTAATCTTTTTATATAAAGTTTTTTTCATTCTCATTTCTACTACTCCAGTTAATGCATCTGGTGCATCATCATGAGCAGCCCTTCGCTTATTATCTTTACGATAAGTTGTAATAGCATTATAAAATTCACGCCATTTTTTATCCCAATTTTCTGGAAACGCTACATCTGAGTTAACAAGGGCTGAATTTGAAAAAATACGCGCCGCTTTATTCTTCGTCTGTGTAAATGTGTTTATCGCCGTTTTGAAATTATGCAAAGTAGCTCTTGTAATGCGCTTTACGTTTCTAGCAAACTGCCTACCACCATTGTTAGACTCTATAAGACATTCAGATATGCTGTTTTCTGTAAGCATTTTGGCTAACATCACTTCAGTCTTCTCCATAGGTAGCTGCGTATATAACACATCAATTACATATAGCATCTCTGGTGTATTTATGAAGCATATCGCACACAGATAGTCAGACCCAGTGTCAGCTGTATCAACATAACACCATCTTTGATTAGCTTTAGAGCCTGATGGCAATTCTATATTTTGGTATGTTCTAAACTCGTGATACATAAGGCCCTCAGTAGGAATTGGATTTTGCATATACTGCGTCTCAAATACTACCGGGTTAATCTCTCGTAGTTTATATAGCTCCTCAAGATTGTGCTTCATTGGCCAAAGAGCATGTTCTTCTCCTGTCTCAGGGTCTGTTTGTATAACTGGAAGTGATAAAACAGTCCATGTATCTGGCTCTATCTCTTGCAAATAGCCACAGAGGTCATGCTCATGTAATCTTTGCATTATAATAATGATAGGCGTTCTACGCGAGTTAACACGGTTACGTATTGTATTTTCGAAGCGTTGATTTATGCGCTCTCGTATAAGGTCAGATGCTGCATCATCGGCTTTCAGGGGGTCATCGATTACAATTGCGCCTTGAAATATATTGGTTTTAGCATCTATCATTTTAAGCATTTCATTCGTGTGGTCATCGAAAACAAATATATCATTGCCTCCATCCATTTTATCTATTTCTTCATCCACCGCTCCAGCACCAAAACCTGTTACTTGGCCTTGAGTTGATACGGCATAAAGCTCTCCTCCTGCTTTGGTTTTCCACCTCTTAGCCGAACCTTTCTCGGATGCAAGAGCTGAATTAGGAAAGAGTGTTTTATATAATTCTTCACTCATTATATTACGTACAGTATCTGAATTGTCATTCACAAGTATATCTGAATAAGACAAATGCAAAAATCTGCACCTCGGGTTCAAGGCGAAGCACCAACTTATAAACGACTTAATGACTAATTCTGTATTATGTGACACGAGCCCATTGGCTATAAAATTTTTATCGCCAGATACTTCAATATGAACTAATTCATGCTTTCCTACTTCTTCTATACTAACAATTTCATCAGGATAGAAATCTTCAGCCCAATATCTCGTAAGATTATCAGGAAAAATTTCCACTAATTCTCTAAATGTATCTTCTGACATATTCCTATTTGGCCCAACTGATTTATACCCTAAATCAAAGTGTATCATTTTGTAAAGGCCTTCATTCTTTATTATAGAATACGGGTATGTGCATGTACGTTCTATTTTAGAAGGCTGTAAAATGTATTCTTTTGCTTTATCTGCTTTTCCATAAAAATTCAAATGCGGATATAATTTTTGAGAATATCTTCTTGATATTGCAACATTCCATATACCAGCTTTTTCATTTTCATAAAATCCTAAAGTTGATGGGATTTTCATAGTAGATAACAGATATTGAATATCCTCAGCAAGTCCTTTGTTTGCTAGGCCTATAGACAACTGACCATTCTTTTTTATAGTACCATCTGTCGCTATCATCATTCCTAAAAACACATATTTTTGTCGCATAGAAGTACTAAATATTCCTAATGGGATTCTTTTAGTATAAGAGTTATTTCCAACTAATTTATGCTTTATTAAAATGTTATTTATTACGCCATTAGTTCCGCCTAATATGGTATATTGACAATCTGCGGTACAAGAATAATGCTTGACCTCACCTCCGAGTTCATTAACAGCCTTTATAACAGCATTTACCGCTAATTTATCTATGTTAGTAAATCCTAATTTACCAGATTTTGTACAACATCCGTCAAACAGCATCATTGATATTAGTATAATCTCCGCGTCTGATAATGTTTCGACGCCGTCTAACTCTTTTTTTAGTGCAAATATCCTATCTCCAATTTTAAGCCTATTAGATTTTACATACCCGAACGGTGTTCTCCAAGGATGGTCAATACTGCATACAACTGACCGACCTGACCTCATAGTAATTTCATAGCAGTCTTTATATGCCGGCTCAGTAGCAATAACGCTATTAACAACTGCTCTACCATCTTTGAATGATAGCACTTTATCTCCTGGCAGTATATCAGCTATTTTTTTTCGCTCACCTGTAGCAAGCGTAATAAGGGTATCTTTACTAACGCATTTCCCGTACCTGGGAGCGATATTGATAATCAATCTGGTAATTTTGCCATCCACAACATCTTGTAATACTTCGAACATTTTCTTATGGTGCTCTGCTACTATAAATGAGCGTTTATATTGACATTTAAACATTAGTTTAGTATACTTTTCAAATGACGTAAGAGCCTCAAGACGTAACATTTCTACAGGATTTACAGTTCCGGGCTTTGTGGCATCTAATGCTGTTTCTTGCATTTCTTTAAGTGACTTCATTGCTATATTTTACTTTATTAAGTTTTCACGTATAATCAGATATGCTTCACGACTTACAGGCACATTAGGAATAATACCTGTTTGGAGTTGTTGCTGCTCAGGTAGATTAAGCTGCATTTGACCTTTTCCAAACACGCGGTCCCAAAGCTTCTCAACTGTTTCTATATTGCCAAGTTTTGCATCTTCTTGCAAGCGCTTTATAACTGTTTTGATAACAATTGGTATCTTTTTATTACTATATAGAGCTGCCAACTGCGCTTCATTGCACGTTAACAAACAAGCCAATAAATTGGCCGTGTCTTGCTTTGTAAGCTGAACACTTAAATTGATATTAAGGCTAGTAAGAAGCTTTGTTATTTCAGGTCTTGATGCTCCTTGTAACTGAAGTGCTGAGCGTATAGCTGATGAATATGAACCTCTGCCCGAGTCATGGCGTTCTGCTAACTCAGTTGCTTTAAGTGGCTCTACAGTCTGGGCCTCAAGTGCCTCAATAGCCTCAACTCGTTTTTGCTGCTCTACAATACGTTTAGCTTGAAACTCAGTTTGGCCATCTGGTATTTCTTCCACGCCGAGTTCTTCTGCTAATGATTGGCGTTTTTCTTGTTTAGCTTGAAGATTTTTAAGTTTTTGCTTTTCAAGATACTTAATACGAGCCAATTCCTTTGCATCTTGTTTTGATTTGATGCGCGTGGCCTCTTGTTCTACAAGCTTGGATGTGTCTGGATTAGACATTCCAGGAACTACTGGCCTGTTTGGCAATATATCTGCTAATTTCTGTGCTATTTTATCTGTTTTCATATCAATTTTGATTTTTTGCGATAAATTCTTTTTGTCTTTCTATCAGTTCAGCTTCTGATGGTATCTGTGCTTCTCTAAAGCGCCTATCTTTACTTTGGCTTATATCAATTATGGGTTGATAGATATAAGACCATATATATCCTCCTGCTGATTTTATATGGCCGTTACAGCACATGGATATATTACTTGCACAAATACCTGTTTCTTCAGCAGCATCTTTTATAGAAGCGTATTCGCTTATAAATAAACCTGTATTTCTATCATAACAGCATACAGACTTTGGAAGTCGCCCTCTTTTATGAGTGTTATAAATACTGTTTGGTGGGTATGTAGCATTTTTGTCTATTTCGCTTATAAGCTCTTGTAATAATATATTAGCATAATTCTGTTCAAGAGCATTACCAGCTTTTATAAGAGTATTATAGCCATAAGGCAGATATGTTCTATTCGCCTTTATCAGTTCATACTTGTAAGCAAGTACTTCCGACTCATCTGTAAGATTATACTTTTCTATATTAACAGTTATGTATTTGCTGTTTAATAAAGCTTGTCTTAGCTCTATACTCTTTGCGTTTATGCTTAGAATTTGTCTGATTAGACTTTTTACTCCTCTATACACTGATTGATTGAAAGTATGACAGACTATGAGCCTACTATCAAATTCAAATTCTACAGTGAAGACTGCCCATTCATTTGATAGGCTATCTATGCTTGTAGTAATATCTACCTGTATGCCATCAATGTTTACCATATTAGAAATTTTATTGCGATTTATATTTACAACACGAAAATACATAAATAGATATATATATAAAAATTCTCGCATAGAAAATTCATAGGAAAAAATTTTCAAGAAACAATATAAAACTTTTTGTTTCTCAAAAAGGCATTGAAAATCAATTAGTTAGACATTCTCGCATTGCAAAATAAACGAAACAATGAATGCTCACTTACTTTTTATGGAATATGTAATATGTATTTATTATATTTTGGTTTATAAGTATAATAATTATAAATTCTATATTACAATTCATTCTATTTTTTAGTAATTTTATTGTTTATTTGTTTATAATATATCTAA